ACCCCTATAGGGACTGGTGCGACTTTTTTTTGAACTTTTTTCGCATACCCCCCCCTTGCCTTTTTTTCCCTTCCTTTTTTCAAAGGTTTTTTAAAAATCTTTATTCCTTACACAAATGAGTAAGGAATAAAAAATATGATTACAATAAAAAATATTTATGGTAATAAAAAAAGTGAAAAAATATGTGAAAAATATTTTTTGTAAAAATATGTGAAACCCTAGCAGGTAAATTGCTGACAAAAGAATATAATAAAAAGTAGTAAAAAGTTTCAGTGCGGATTGCTTTTTGTAAATCTTTAGAAATCTTTTGACACTAAATTACACGCCAATCTTTTCTAAATCTCGCAATATACTTTTTTCAGAAATATTTATTCTGGATAAAAACGCCCCCTCCCAAAAGTTTTTTTATCCAATAATAAATACCTGATCTAAAGTTTTTGCTCTACTAATTGCAGTGTAGAACATTCTTGTGTCAAACATTTTACTACTATCAATATATAAATTATATTGTGCGGTTTCTCCCTGAATGCTATGAGTTGTGTAAGCATGTCTTAACTCACATTTACAATCAGGTTTCTCACCAATGACAATATCACCATTGGAATAAACTCTATTATTTTCTTTACAATAGTATTTTTCTAAATGTTTAAACATTTCGGTATATTTATCTTTTACTTCATTTGTTCCTACAAGCACCATGTCATTAACTTTGTATAAACTTTTCAAAGTATCAGCATTAATTATTTTTCCATGTTTTTTGAAAAACTCTTTTACATAATAATTCATACCAGCAGTAGCACAATTATTACTAATCTTTTCACGCAAGTTTTTTAATAACTCTAATAATCTACTATCCGTGCAACGATAGTTAATATTATTTTGTATGATGTCATTAAATCCAGTTGGTTTCATTTCTTCACCATTAAATGAACTCAATTGAAAACCCAAATCACCACAAAATATAATCTTCATATCTCCATACAATGAAAATATTGCTTGTTTCTCATTTTCAGTCATCATACTACATTCATCAATCAATAAAACATTTGAATATCGTTTAACCAAACTAATCATTTCAGGGTCATCGGTAATTAATCTCGCCCACACACTAACTTTGCAACCATATTCATTTTGTTTATTTCTTGCCAACTTCCATGATGGAGAAACATATAAAACTTTTACTAATCCTTTATCAACAAGATTTTTATGAGTTTTGCCATTTCCTCCTGCTCCAATATGTAGTTCTTTCGCATTACTTTTTCGTTCCTCACCAAATCTCCACGCCATAATATTTTCTTTATATTCACTGACTTCTTTGCCACATGATTTATAAATATGTTTTCCAATTGCCATATCTTCAATAAGATTACTAATAAAACTTTCACCTTGACAATTTGAGAATGTTTTATCCTCAATATCATTTTTATGTCTAAACGCATTTTTTAAGTTTGCAGTTCCAATTGTGTCTTCAGTATAAATGCCATCAACACAAACACGAATAACATTATCATAATCAATAGCATCTAACTGCTCCAAAACATTCAATCGTTGATAAGCAGTAATGAATGCTGTAATATGTCCCAAATGATAATTATGTTTCTTATCATACTTGACACAAATCTCACCATTTTCATAATGTTCTATTTTTGCGGTTGTATGCTCGGCGATCATACAAACCATATTATAATCTCCATTAATCCATGTCTTCTTTTGTAAATAATGACTATCGCATTTGCCAGTCCATAAAGCATAATAAGAGTTGCCATCATCATTTTTATTATTCATCATCTCATCATTGAAATCAAAATCTAAAGGTTTTACTCCCCAACAACCACTCAAAATCTTAAAAGTGCAACCCTTGCTTTCTAAAAACTTTAACTCAAAAGAAGTGTAGATATTATGAGATTGGTAGATTTTCAATGTGTCATTATATTTTTTAAACTTATTCATGTATGAATATTTAAAAGGTTTTTCAGGAATAACCAAATCATAAATATAATACAATCCTACACCTTGAATAGTTTTAGTCAATCTGAAATCAGTAATCTTACCCAAGAACCCTTCATAAAACTTACACATCTTAAACTTTGAATATGCTTTACTCATATCAATATGAAAAACTTTTTCAAGTTCGTAGTTCATTTGTTCTCCATCATGTAAATCTTTAAAATCAATCGTGCCGTTGTAGTGAGTTCCCCACTTGACAAATGATGATAATTCCGCATCATCAATGTCATCTAATTTACAATTAATCAAACCAGTGTCTATTTCAAACTCATTGAAACAATCTTGCATTTCATTACTGACTGAATAGACATCATCTAAAGTTTGTATTTTACTTATGCCAGTTAAATCCTTACTAAATGTATGATAAGTTCCATCTTGTTCCATGCTTTTTTTTAGAATTAAAAGTTCCTTACGAGAAACTATTATTGGTTTTTTATCAATAACATATTCATTTAATTCAACATGGTTAAGACGAGTATTTAAATATCTAAAATGTTTCAATGCTTTCTTGATGCTTTTACAAGTAATAAACTTTACATCACACAATGGTTTTTCAATACTAATATCAACTTGTAATTTATTACAAACTTCATCTATGTTTTCTTCTTGAACTCCATTAGGATATTTTTCTTCTAATTCATTTAATGCACTTAAAACCTTACCATATCTATATTTACTATCTTTGTTTTTCTTTTCTACTGCGTGATCGTAATGTTGCTCCGCCCATTCACGAATAGGATTAAAAACGCACTTACCATTATCAGCATCTTTGAATACTTGAGTTATTTTTTTGAATTGTTTTGGACTGAACTCTTCTCCTTCATAGATGTAGAGTTTGGCATCGGGATACAATCCAAAAATACTTGTATCTTCCGGATAAACAAATATATATTTACCCTCCTTCTCCCACCAGTTGTTGAACTTATCTCCTATTTCAACTCTTACACTTTTAACCCTACTACCATCATCATAAACATCTACAACGATTGCTTTACCATTTAATCGTTTATTCAACTGACTTTTGAACTCTCCAATGCCATCACTCATTTTATAAACCCATACCTTACGCTTGAGTGCTTCTTCTTCTGCTTTTTTATCTGCTTTCTTCTTTGCTTGTCTTTCTTCCTCTATTATTTGGTTATGAGTATCCCTCATGATTTCGTATGCTTCCTCTGCAGTATCCACACCAAACACCTTCTTTGCTTCGTTAATTGTCTTAACCCCAAACTCGTCCCGTAAGAATGCTTTTGTTAGTTTTCCTAAAGTCGTAATGATTTTGTTTTCCATTGTCTTATATTATTAGAAAAGAAGATATTTTTAGATTGTTTTCAAAATATATATTTATTAGAAAAATCTCCTAAATATAAATTAAATCCTATTATGCCAAAATATTTCTAAATATCTGTGCCTCTTTATTAAAATAATATCTTCCTAAAGTTTTTGCTTTTTTTTCTTCTTTATGATTTTCATAAAATGTATTTGCTGACTTTCTGCAATACTCACGCCATTTATCAGGATTATTGGATCGCCATGTATTAAATGCTTTTTTTTGTGCTAATGATGTCATTCTTATAATATATATAAACATTTTTCTAATATATTTTCCTAAAGTAATTAATTTATTCACTTTCCATAATTACTGGTTTTGCACCTCCTCCTCCAACTTTTCCAAAGAATTGCGTAATATCTGCTTGTGCTATCGGTTTCTTAAATTGCTCTTCTGATTTTTTACTACTTCCTTTTGGTCTTCCTCTTGGTTTTGTTATTACTGGAGATAAATTACCACTAAAAAACTCGGGATCGCTTGGTTGTCGTCTTAATTCTTCTTCCATTTTTTTTATTTTTGCTCTTGCTAAAACTTCACTTTCTTCTTCTCTGGTTGGTTGTCTAAACGCTTCTATTTCACTTGGCATGAATGTGCTTTCATAACCACTTTCTGCTACTGCAACTGCTACTGGTGTTTTTTTATATGTTCGTTTTGCTTTTGGTTCTGTAATTTCTATTTTTTTCTCTTCTACTTTTGCCACATTTTGAACTGGTGGTTGAATATAATTAAATATAGGTTGAAATGGCGTTTGCTCTCGTTCTGTAAATCCTAAACCATATCTAAACTGGTTTTTGAAATCAGTCGTATATGGTTCTGCTTTTGTTGTATAAATATTTACAATCTGTTTTACATTTGGTTTCTTTGCTGGTTGTCTTGCTCTTTCGCCTCTAACTGCTCTCATCTTTTTAGGTTTGAGTTTCTTTTGCTTCGCTAAATCCTTCTTTACGGGCATTATATATTATATAATTATTAAAATTATGTAATACCCTACTTTACATTCCAGCAACTTTTTTCAAAAGTCCTGTTTTCTTTGCAAGTGCTACGCCACCTGCTAATTCAGGTTCTAGAACCGATATGCCAAACTGAACTGCGGGGTCTTCAAGGGTTCGTGCTACTCCCTTAATTCCACTAAATAATCTTGAAGATGGATCGCCTTTTACGCCAAGATGTCTTTGATAGTTGTGTTTTCCGCCTAACATTATATATTACATAAGGAAAATAAATTATGCTAAACACTATTCTAATTCTATTTTATCAAACATTCTGTAAATATTCCGGTTTCCATTGATATTAATTAAAATCCAATCATGTGGTTCTTGAAATGCTAAATCAATTAACTCTTGGTATTTATCCTTTTCTAATTGAACTATTTCATCAAACATTTTTGTTAATTGACTTTTTCCTACATTATAGGTTATGACATTGCTAATTAATTCTCTTAATGGTTTTACTAATGCTTGAAAGTTCTGTTGTAATAAAAATGTCGTTGCTCTTAAATGGCGTTGCTTTGTTATTATTTTTTGCAAAACCTTTACTATTTCAGGGTCTTTTAGTTGTGCTTGAAAATCATCTATAATTAATAAAGAATATTCACAATTATCACTGCTCTCTTGTAATTTTTCATAAACTTCTAAAAGGTTCTCTTCTGTTAAAGTGTCATATAAATATTCGTCTGGAATATATTGTCCGTAAATATCATTGTCAATACTTACTCTGCTGTTGTGTGGTATGAATACATAAATGTGATGAAACACTCCCTTGAATACCTTTTTTACAAGATTTGTAATAAGAGATGTCTTACCTTGTCCCATCTTGCCAACTATTACATTGAATGAAGTCATGCTCCATACATCATTTACCATTGGATATTTTGTAAGTTTTGCATCAATAATGTCATCACAATTCATTTTAATTTTGCTTAAATTAGGTTTATCTAATTCTACAATCTTTACCATGCTATTTATATAATAGATAGATTAAATAAAATAACTACCAATAGATTTGCCTGTTTTTTTTGCTTCACTCAATGCAATCGCAATTCTTTGTTTTTCAGCAACCTTCTTCGTAAGCGGTTTATTGCTAAAAGGAACTCGTCGTTCCTCTTTGACACCATACTTTTCATTTTTAAATACTTTATACCCACCTTTTACTTTTTCTACTGAATATGGCATTTATACATTTACTAAATAAAAAAAAAAGGAAGGGTCAAAGGGAAACCATCGGTTCGTAAAGCGGGCATCGCTACGCTTGCCTTGTGTCCTTTATATTATACTCAATAGAAAAATATATTTCATTAAATAAGACATGCCAAACTTTTTAATAATAAGTTCTATAATGGTTAATGCATTTAAATTAATTATAAACTCAATTGATGATATGATCGCCGTTGGTAAATGTGCTTTTTTATAAAATAGTTTTCGTAAGTAATCAAATATGTAATCTTGTATAAAGTTTCAGAGTTTGGATTTTAACCAAGACCAAGCAGTAGCAGTAGCAACACGCCAAAAACTATATTTTACTATTTGGTCGTTGTCATGCAAGTATTCAATATTTTTACCAATACTTTCTACATCTTGTGGAGATAAATTACCAAATAAAGCAGAGTAAATCTGAATACAAATAACCTTCTTGTCTATTACCATTTTATCTTTTTTACCTTTATTATCAATAGATGCTTCAATGCAGTTGCAAACCATTTTTAATAATTCGGTAGAGTGTTTGTTGCGGATTTCTTGTGGCAAATCAGTTATTTTACATAAGATTTGTTTTTGAACCTTCGCAATCTTGTAATCTTTGTAAAGCGTGTTCTGCGGTTTAATGTATGAGAACGAGGACATTTATATTAATATAAAATATTTTATTTTGCTAAATATTAAATCTTTTCATAAATGCCTCATGGTTTTTATCAAAACTTTTTGTTGCTCCCCATAATATTCCTGCTGACAATGCCCCTGCTGATTTTGGATTGTTAAAATCTTCTCTCACATTATGTCTTTTAAGATAATTATTTCGTTCTTCAATGGTTCGTTTCCCATCAATGTAAGTAGATGCTCCCTTTGCTCCAAAATGAACTTTTGTTCCATCATCAAATATTGCAACAAATCGTTTGCCCTTTCTTGTAGATTTTTCAAACTTCATGCTTATATAAACATAGGAAGATTTTTTTTTCCTTTAATCTTTTGTTTCAGTGCTATTTGTTTTTTAGCAAAATCTTTATCTATTTCAGATGCAGTCAATGGCGTGTCTTCATTTATTCTTTTTGTTGGTCTATAAACCGGATATTCTTTGTTTCCAATATCTCTCCAATCTTCTAAAAACCATCTGCTTAAATCCTTTGATTTTCCATCATCAGCATATTTACCTCCCAATTCCTTGTATTTTTTAACTATAAACCCGCTTTTATATGCTGATGATTTTTTATAAATAGCGTCTGCCATGTCCTTTGCTTTTTCGTAAATATCTTTGTTTAAAATAATAGGCATTTATAATATAGGGGGATATTATCCCCCTTGCCCCCTACTAATTAATTTGTTTTGCCCTACTTTTTTCTAAAAGTAGAATATAAATGGATATTCGCATTTCTTTAATTAACTCATTTTATTTTGTTTGTGATGGATTATATCGTATATTTTTTTTCTGTTTCTATTGTAAATGAAAATCTGTATGATGTGTTGTTTATCAAAACCAATTAAAAAAGAGAATGATAATAAACCCTGTGTAAATTGTATTCATGAATACAACTATTCCTGCTATGAATGTTTAGATAATATGCAAAAAGAAAGAGAAAAACAATTAAGAGATATTTACGATAAAATGAAAATTGCTGGATTTATTTAAAGGGAACTCGTCGTTCCCTCTTGCTCCCATACTTAAAAAGGAAGGTTCAAAAGGAAAACTTGGTTTCCTTTATATAAAAGGAATGATTTTTGCTGGTTGTAATTTATCCAAATTATCTAAACCATGTGCCTCTAATGGATTTTGTAGAATAGATGTATTAAGATTAATTAGATCGCCGTTTTTATGCTTCTGTGTTAATGCAAGTGCTGAAACTACATCACCTTTTGCCCGAATATCTATTTGATTTTTTGGAATTGTTCTCCCAATATCTCCAAGTCCTACTCCTTTATTGTATGTAATAATATTTCCCTTTGCTCCACTTTTATCTGCCAGTGTTCCGCCCAAACTATGCCCGAATACATCTGCTGGTTTGCCGTATTTCTTTTCTACTTTCTTGGTTAATTCTTTTGCTTCCTTAAATCTAGGGTCAAGGTTTTGTAATCCCAACGCTAAAAGCGGATCGCTTATTAACCAATCCCTCGCTGTTTTTGAACCTCTAAATGCGATATTTGGATTACCTTCACTATCCACAAATACTTTGCTTTGATTTGTTGATAGTTTTTTATCATAAGTATAACCCAATTTACCTAATGATTTTGATGCTTCCTTTTGATTTTGATATGATGCATTCAAAATCGGTTTAATTAACTTCTTGTCCTTCGCTAAAGTCATTTATATTAATAGCGAATATAATAATATACGGCATAATTCATTGGTCGGGTTTCTGCACCAATTTCTGAACCCGGATCGGTATATGCATTGGTTTGTGTTGCTCCTTCGGCAAATACTTTTGAACTTGTCATGCGTTTGCTATAACTTCCATCAGTATTAACTCCATTATTATCACCTCCCGGGACTTCGTAGTCGCCACCTGTAAGTGCTATTGTTCTATTTGGCATTAAATCATCAGACCAATATAAATCAGAATATGTATGAATATGTTTTAACACATCATCTGCTTGTGCTGTTCCAATTGCTGATGCGGTATGTGCTGTTCCAGAAATTGTTTGAGTTCCTGCACCTCTTAAAAATGCACCTTGAAAATTAGGTTTATTAAATGTAGTTATGCCATCACCTGTTCCGAATGCAGTTCCAATAGCGGTAAATAACCTTGCGTAAGTTGTTCTTGAAATAGCACCACCATCACAATATAAAAATCCTGATGGAACACTTGATGAAAGATTTTGAATAATTGTTGCAGTTGGCATCATGTTAAATAATGATGCTGGTTCAATTATCACATTATTATTAGTAATTGTTGTCGTATCTGAAGATGTTGTCATTTTATCTTCAGCACCAATTTGTAATGTATTCGTGCCATCTGATTTAATTAACATGGTTGTATTTGCGTTAAGTTCTAAATTGCCAGTATTTGCTTTAATATCCACATTTGTATTTGCTCTTACAACAAACTCACCCAATGTTGTTCCAGTTGTTGAAATAAAAACATCAGTTCCTGTTATTTGAATATCACCGCTTGTTGTTATGTATGATTGGTTTCCTGTTGTCGCAACATTCATAGTGCTTCCCTTTACATCAACTGCACCAGTGTTGCCTATGTTTGTTGCTAATGACCCAGTGCGGTTTATATTTGTTGTTCCCAATATGGTATTAGTTGAACCAGTTAAAGCAAGTGTTCCTGTTGTGTTTCCAATGCTTGTTGCTAATGTTCCAGATGTATTTATATTTGTTGTTCCTAATATGGTATTAGTTGAACCAGTTAAAGCAAGTGTTCCTGTTGTGTTTCCAATGCTTGTTGCTAATGTTCCAGATGTATTTACATTTGTTGTTCCCAATATGGTATTAGTTGAACCAGTTAAAGCAAGTGTTCCTGTTGTGTTTCCAATGCTTGTTGCTAATGTTCCAGATGTATTTACATTTGTTGTTCCCAATATGGTATTAGTTGAACCAGTTAAAGCAAGTGTTCCTGTTGTGTTTCCAATGCTTGTTGCTAATGTTCCAGATGTATTTACATTTGTTGTTCCCAATATGGTATTAGTTGAACCAGTTAAAGCAAGTGTTCCTGTTGTGTTTCCAATGCTTGTTGCTAATGTTCCAGATGTATTTACATTTGTTGTTCCCAATATGGTATTAGTTGAAGCAGTTAAAGCAAATGTAGTTGTAGTATCCATTGTGATCGCCCCAGTTGCATTCATGTCAAGTGCTACTGAATTAATTTCAACTTCACTTAATGAACTTGTCAGTGTTAATTTGCCATTTGCTCCACCTGCTGTAAGATTTATTTGTGCGTTGTTTGTTGATAGATTAACTTGAGTTTGACCTAATCCATTAAGATTTGCGTATGAATTATTATTTACACTTGTTCTGAAACCTTGTGTTGAAGAACCAATAAGAAACTTTGTATCAAAATTATCACTATTATAAACTCTAAAAATATCTTGGTCTTTATTTGAAGTGCAATTCATAATACCACCTGTTTCATTTGTGATAAAATTAATATTTCTTCCTGAAGTTATATTAAAATCACCAGTTGTTGATGTGGTCCAAGTCATATTTCCTGTTGTAGCATTTAATGTCATTGATGTTCCGTCCATGTTAATTGTTGAACTAGCATTCAAATCAAATATAGTTGAATTAATTTCAGTTTCACCTGTAGTTGTTATTGTCATTGATGTTCCGTCCATCGTAATTTGATTTGTAGAATTAATATCTAATATATTAGTATTCATAGTGGTAGTTCCTACTGATGAAATTATTAACTCGCCGTTAGGACAATTTAATTCAAAAGCATCAGAAGTTGGATTTGATAATGTTAAATCTGCTCCACCAGTTGATGTTATAATACTAACATCAATACTTGTTGTATCTATACTATTTGCCGAGTTTAATACTATATCACTTGTAGCAGTTGAAATGGTAATTGTTCCGGCAATACTTGTAGCAGATATATTAATAGCATCATCAACTGAAATATTTGTTTCACCAGTAGCGTTTAAATCAAAAGTAGTGCAATTTATTTCTGTTCCTGTTCCGCTTGTAAGTGTCGTTGTTGTTGTTGATTGAATTAATGTTGATGTTGTTGCTTGAAAATTAAGTCCTGCATTTAAAGCATTAATTTGTAATCCGCCTGATTGAATTGTCATTGTTCCTGTATTATCATCAACTCCATTTCCCTGTTCTTGAATAATTTGCCCGTCATAATCATTTAGTCCATTTGTATCTCCAATCATGTCAATTCTTACTCTGCTATTTGCACTATCTCTTACAAGACTTATTTCCTGCGTTGCTCCAGCAGATTTCAAAAACTTTGATGTTGGAATATAACTTATTTCTTGAGTTTGGTTCATGTATTTCATAAGTGTTCGTGCCGATCCTAAATCATTTCCATAATACCATTGAAATGCCGAGTTTGCATTACCATCTATTTCCGTATTAAAAAACTTGCGTCCTGTTGCTCCGTCCATAGTCCAAAATCCAAGATAGTCATAATCGTTTCCAGTTGCGTTGTCATATAATACTAATTTCTTTTGATTATTAAGTAGAGTTCTTGTCAAATATAATTCTCCTGCTGTTATGAAAGTGTCATTTGTTATTTCCATGTTATTATTGACAAGTAGAGATGACATTTGTGATGTTCCTGCTGTGCTTGTTATTGTGCTTGTTGTTGAAATCGCATTTGACGCACTTAATCCATATAGAAATGTTGATGCTCCAGACGCATTTAAATATACGGCATCACTTCCAGGTGTTGTTATCGGGTCAATATTTGTTATATGAACTTGTCTGCTGAAGGTTGTCCCTGTGAATGTTCCCCATGACATATCATCAGTAATAACTTCCAAAGCAGTAATTCTTGCTTCATCTGTGGCAATATCCGCAGTGTGTGTTGCGAGTGTTGCGTTTTGAACTGCTTGTTCGGCATTATTAGAGATAGTATATGCTGTCAATGCTACTGATGTTGCACTTGCCAATGCTAATGCTGAAACGGCAATTGGTCCGTCCCCCGCTGGTCCTTGAGGACCTTGATCGCCAGTGTTTCCTTTATCACCCTTTGGTCCTTGTGGTCCGGTTGCTCCATTCGTTCCATTTGTTCCATTTGTTCCTGCATCACCTTTATCTCCCTTTGGAATACCAAAAACTAAACTATGATTTATATAAGTAGGAAATGTTGTTGTTGTATCAACTACTGACGCTGAACTTCCTGCTGGTAATGTATTTGTTGATGCTACTTCAAAAACTGCGTCTAGTCCTGTATCCGTATTTGCTACTTGCTGAATACACGCAAACATTGATGAAACTTGTGGATAGGGCGATGTTGAACTAATAAAATCTAAAATATCAGAACTGGCAGATGCGTTTGTTGATAACCAAGCAATTTGTAAATAATCATTTGCTGATAATGATACTATAAATTGTCCGCTTATTTGTTGCCATTGTGATGTTGTTGAAAAAGTATGTAAAGTTGTTGAATAGTCTAAATCTACTCCATTTTTCATTAACCATGTGCGAACTTCATACGCTGTTGTAGTATCTACTTTTTGATAATTTGCTTTATAATAAATATTATAAACTCCTGCGTATGTTGCTGTGATGCGTGTTGCCGATAAACCTGTTCCTCCTGTAATAGTAAATCCATTTTGTGCGATGTTTTGACTGAAATAAAAGTTTTTCTCTGCTAATGGATTTGTAGCATTATTAGTTGAACCATAAATACCATAATATCCAGTTGTTCCTGATGATATTATTTGTGCTTCTAATGCATCTATTTCTGCTTGTAATGTTATTAATGTATCTCCAACATTGACTGCTCCATCATATATATTTGTCGCATAAACATTAGTGGCATAAATCTCTACATCGCCACTCAATGTTTTGTCATTATTATCATAACCTAATAAACTCATACTATATTATAATAAAATATTATTTATTCCTCTTCAAACTCAAAATACAACCATACTTGATAGTCTAATGTGTTTGATATAACTACCTCATCTAAACCGATGAACTGCAGTTGGAATGCTTGATTACCAGTTGGTCTTGAAATCTCAACTCCGATTGAACTGGTTGTATCCCCTAAATAGCGGTGATCGGTTGATGTAGGATTATTCACGGCAGTAAGTAATCCGAGATTAACGCCGTTGTAATTATTAGCATACTTGGTTGTAAAAGATGCTCTCAATGAAGATAATGTATTATTATACACTAATGCTCCTGATTTACTTGTTAGAAGAAACTTAACCTTGCAATATTCGCCTTTAGTTCCATTAAAAAAACTATCCCAATTAATATTCCATGATACTATGGTATTAGTATCAACAACAGGAGCGTTAGGAGCAGGTGAAAGAGTAGATAAGTAAAGAGTATGGACTTTCATTTTATATATATTCAATATAAAATAAAATTAACCAAAGGTATCTAATTAAAAAAATCTAATTGTTTGAGATGGTTTTACTAAAACTGGAGTTTGTAGTGCTAAAGGTTCTGCTTTGCTTATAACTGCTACTCTTAAGTCCTGACTTTGTCCTTGATCTTTCTTCTTTTTCACTATTACTGGTTCAGGTTCTTCGTCGCTTTCTTCCATGTAAATGATCTTTGGTTTTTTCTTCTTTTTTACAATTACTACTTCTTCTTCGCTTTCTTCTAATGGAACTGCCGTTCCCCTATGACCCCTTGCCTTATCTATTTTAGGTTCTTCTACTGGTAATGAGGGGGTCGTAGGGGGAACTTTAAGTTCCCCTACTTTGTTCCGATTTTTAACTTCTTCCTTTACTTGTGCTATTTTTTCTTTTTTTATTTTAGAGTTTTCTAACCTTATTTCCCGTGCCTTTTCAAATGCTTTAACTTGTGCTTCACTGCGTGGTTTCTTTGGTTTTAATTCAATACCCTCTTTTGCTAAATCTTCTTCCATCGTTCTATAATGTAAGAATAGAAAAAAATATTATCTTTAGGAATATTATAATGACATCGTTGAAAGAAAAACAAGTTGATAAAGTTTTGGATCGTATTATTGGTGATGCAGATGAAGCATTAAAAATTATTACTAAACTGGCACTAATGAATAAAGAGATTACACCTGAAATAGTTGAAACACTTCAGATACTTAAACAACAAAATGAAGAAGATGCGAAAGCATTACATGAAGAAATGGAAATGACATTAGATGCTAGTGGCAATTTAGTTCCTGTGGAAAATAAAATAACTTATACTATAACTGATGGTGTTATTAATAATGTTAATGGTATTATTGATTGTGGTGGTAATTTAGTCAATGATGTAGTCTATAGATTACCAGTTGGCAAAACCTAATAAACAATCTGTTTCACCTTAAAAAAATATTTGGTTATATTAAATGGAAATAATACAACCAAGTTCGCATTTAGTGCAAGATACAAAACAATTTCATTTATCTACTCGTGGTGATGCTGGTATAGTCATAAATGGTAATGCAAAAAGTCAAGTTTTATTTAATATTCCTGATGCTATTGTGCTTGATGATAGTATTGAATATATTCAGTTTAGCATACCCTATGCTGTAGTGCCAAATAGTTTTTATGTAATCAATATGACAAATTGTATGCTACAAGTTTTACAAAGTGGAACTACAACAACCTACATGTTTCCAATGGGGAACTATACTGCCTCTACATTCATCACGCAATTTAAAGCATTATTACCGAATACTTTTAACATAACTTTAGGGGTAAATAATAACCAATTTACAATCACTCATACAACCACTGCCTTTACTATTTTAGGAACTTCTACGATTGATAGTATCATGGGATTTAGCGGAAATCAAGTATCTGTTGGATTATCTTTAACAATGCCCCGTGTTTGTAATTTTCTTCCTCTTCCTCGTATTTGCTTTAGGTGTTCTAAATTGGCAAATAGTTTTACCCCTTCTTCCATTGATAGTGGCGATGTAATTTTGAGTATTCCAAATACTGCAAAGTTGAACGGACAAATTATTTACACAAATAATACTAATTCTAAAACACTTTTCAAATTAGATAGTTTAAGAGATTTTGTTGTTTCTATTACAAATGATGATGGCGATCTAATTGATTTTAATGGCATAAGTAGTTTTTGGGTTTTCCAATTTGATATATTTAGGAAATCCATTGAAAAACCAATGAGTTTTAAAAACATAGTTAGTTTAGTTAATTCAAAATCCTAATTTTTTTATATTTTGATAATATATAAAAATGTCTATTCCGTCTGTCGTAGGTATTCCCGCTGAAATGAAACTCGGAGATGTTGATTTCTCCCTGCCTCCTGATGCTCGTTCTTATGCTGTGAAAGTCATGGCATCAAATGTGCAGTCAGTTGCTTCCCCTCCTATCTCACTTGTTAATGCTGGTGCTGGTCCTCCCACTACTACTCCTCAATTTGTTAGTCAGAATATCTTTTTTGATTTACCTTGCGGACAATCCCCTTCTACCTTTTTGGATACTCGTTTCTCTAGTATTACATTTAGGGCAACCATGACTTGCTCTGTTGCTGGAACTGGTTCTACTATTACATCTGCCAACTTGAGAAGTGGTGCTTATTCATTCTTTGATAGAGCATATATCACTGCCGGATCGGGTCAGATTTTGGAAGATATTGCCGAATATGGTATGGTTTATGATACTCTTACTTCGCTTCAGTTAAACCCCGCTTTAAGAGATGCTACTGCTCTTCAGTATGGTTTTTTGAGTGATACTGGTAATCAAGGTAATCAAGGTCATGCTTGGGCGATGCTTACTGCTCGTGCTCCTGCTACTGCTGATATTGAAACCCGCTCGTATTCATTCCCTCTCTTGTCTGGTCTGCTCGGTGCTGGTTCTGATAAGTTCTTGAATATTGGTCGTCTGAATAAACTTCAGTTCGCTCTCCAAACTGCAACTGAACTCCCTATCTCTATCCTATCTGCTGGTGCGATGACTGCCGGAACAATCACAATTACTTTGAGTGATATTGCTCTTAACCTTGAGTATGTTGATATTGGTGCATCTGCTATTGGTATGTTGGACGCTACTCTTGTTGATGGAAACTCTTACATACATGGTGTTTCTTATAGAACCTCCGCTGTTAGTATGCCTGCCGTTGCTGGTAATCAATCCCTCCTTGCTGGTATTCGTGGGTCATCTGTTAAGAGTTTGTTTTCTCGTTTTGTTGATGGTGGTGCTGTTTCAACTGCCAATAGTTATAACGGCAAGTATGATAGTAAAAATCCCCTTGCTACTCAACTTAACTATAACATAGGTGGAATGAAGTTTCCGTCCAATCCTCCTAACCCATTAATTGCTCCCGCTTCAACTTATCGTTCTACTCAAATGGCGATCGGTGCTTTTAATAACGCCCAGTTTGCCTCATCTATTGTCCCCGCCCAGTATTGTAAATTGTCTGCAGGTGGAACGGCATCTGGAACAACTTTAGGAGGAACTCAAGATGCGAACTATACTCTTGGAACTTCCAACTCTGCTCTCGCCCAATTCATCTATGGTGAGAACCTTGAGGTTGTTGCCAAGCGTGGTTTGATGTCTGGAATATCGTGCGTCAATGCTCCCGTGTTTTTGGAAGTCAATTGCTCCACCGCTCCTACTAACGCCCAGCAAGTTTATATTACTGCCATGGTTGATGCAGTATTTATCCACAATGTTAGAACGGGTGATATTCAAGTTAGAATGTAAAGCAGGAAACCAATGGTTTCCCTGCGACCCTTCCTTTAGCAATAAAAAGGGTTCAAAAGGGATATATCCCTTTATAATATAGATGGAACTTATTTATGATAATCGCAAAACATTTAAAAATGTTCGTCGCCATTCTCTTTATTTTACATTAAAAATATATAAATAATATAATTAGAAAATAATTTAAATATTTTCTTATTATATAATAAAATGAGTTGTTTAGTTTGCGGAGAACAATGCGAAGTAATAAACGAAGATGAACTTTGTTTAAAATGTTTTAAGGATGATAAGTATGAATTAACATTTCCGTTATGTATATCATGTGGGGTAGGAGATGAATTATTAATAAATAATATGTATTGTTTTGATTGTCATAAACGCCAAAGATTTTTAGAAATATTTAGCGAAAGTTCGTCATATTGTATTGGATCGTATTTTGGCAAACATCTATTGGAAAGATATTTAGGTTATTATGTAAGCGAAGATGATTTTATTGCATTTATGAAAAAACATGATTATAAGTTTAATGATAAAAAAATGGCATTTAGAACAAAGATAAATAAAAAAAAAGCGTTAGAAATATTAGGTGAGAAGATATGACATGTTTTGAAAGATTTTTATTTTGGTTAAACTGGAATAATATTCCGGAAAGTGAAAAAAGTATATTGCGAGATTTAGAAAAGATTGGCGTGTAATTTAGTGTCAAAAGATTTCTAAAGATTTACAAAAAGCAATCCGCACTGAAACTTTTTACTACTTTTTATTATATTCTTTTGTCAGCAATTTACCTGCTAGGGTTTCACATATTTTTACAAAAAATATTTTTCACATATTTTTTCACTTTTTTTATTACCATAAATATTTTTTATTGTAATCATATTTTTTATTCCTTACTCATTTGTGTAAGGAATAAAGATTTTTAAAAAACCTTTGAAAAAAGGAAGGGAAAAAAAGGCAAGGGGGGGGTATGCGAAAAAAGTTCAAAAAAAAGTCGCACCAGTCCCTATAGGGGT